ATCGGAGCATAGTAGAATCAGATTATGCGGGTCGCCGCTGCTATTGGATATACCACCGTTGATAACAAGGCCCACATCTATAACACCGTTGTTGGATATGGTGGGATTTGTATTTCCGTTTGTTACGCTGATACCCGGCCCAGCGCGAACACCCGTAACACCGACACCAAGGCTGCTAATATTGACCCACGCGGCGGTATTTGTAGAAGGGTCCCCACCGTCAATAATAGTGGTCTGAATCAATATATAGGTAGAAAAGGTTGCTGGAGAAACTACCAAATCATTCTGGAAATATTGAGAAACCGGGACCCACGTGCCGCGCCAATTAATAATGGTAGGTAATAAATCAAGCCGTGATAGTTGGTCCCTTAGCGCGTCGATGTCGGCCATCACTCTAATCCATTGGGATAATATTCCGCATATACATTGCCAGAAGCAGAGTTTGTTATAGTGCCTATTGTGCCATTTGTAATCAAAAAACCATTTATCGCCGTCAATCCAGCGGTTCTTGCGTCAGCCACATTGAAATATACTTTTCCGAAATTGAAATAGGCCGTGTCCGTCGTATTGGCGGTCAAAACTACTTCATTGAGAAATGTCGCGGATGTATATGTGACCGTTGAAGGAGGAGACGCAACTATATACTGAAAGGCCAAAGAGATTGTCCGCTGGTTGCCCACTGCGCCGGCATAATTGAAGCGGAAATTGAGAGAGGATAAATCGATCATAAATATACCATTTGGATTGGGAGCGCCATTGGCCAAATAGTCGTTAAAAACACTTGGTAAGGCATATTGAACAAATGGAATCGTTCCAGAGGAACCGGCACTAATAGTCGCACCCACGGGGTCCAGCGACTGCCCAGCAGTCACAAGTGATATGGAAGGCACCAGCGCGGAAACAGTAGGATTCTGGGTGGTTCCCGTCACGGTGATTGTGGCGTCGGCCGCGGCAACACTAAGGACACCCGTATTGTCGATGGTAGGATTCAATCCACCCGTCGTTGATAGTCCAGCGCCGACGGAAAGACTGGCAAGACCGGTGTTTGTAATGATGACATTGTTCGCGTCGCCAGAAATAGCAATTCCCGCATTACCCGGGGTAATAGCCACGACGCCGGTATTGGTAATAGTGGGATTATTGCCCGGTGAAACACTTATTCCGGGGCCGGCTACAAGGTTGCGAACGCCGGTGTTTGTTAGGGTGGGGTTCTGGGCCGTGCCGCCCACCACTATACCATCACCGCCGCCAAGGGTCCGAACACCAGACGATTCTAAGATAGGCTCAGTGGGCGTGCCAGTATTGATAATGCCACTGCCAACGCCCAGAGTAATAACGCCGTCGTTATTCACGACGGGTGTCTGAGGATTGAAAGGGAATGTGATACTGATTCCAGCGCCGGCTATGATGGACGTAAGGCCGGTCGAGGAGGCAGATAGTTCGGTCCAAGTCCCATTCGTGGAAGGGTCGCCACCACCAAGAATGGTCTTCTGGCCGGTCAATATGTATGTGGCCGCATTTGCTGGCGATATAAGAGTGTCATATTCGTAATACTGCTCGGTAGCGGACCAGAGGCCGCGCCAGTTCATCGTCGTAGGTAATACACTAAGCCGATCAAGTGGGTTTCTTAAAGATTGGAGGCTCATTTCTATATATAATGATTTTTTAATCAAGGCGGGTAAATGACATACGCACGTTGGTAAATGTGGGAACTTGACCAGCCGCCGCCTTCGCGCCGCTCAGCGTGATTATGTCAAGGGCCGGTGGCGCAACCGCGGCACCCACTGTCAATACGCCGGACACGGAGAAGTTTGTCGCGGCCACGCCCACATTGGGGAGGATGTCTATGACCAGAGGCAGCGCACCCGTGCCGCTGGGGGTCCAAGTCCATCTGTTCCAGTCATCGGCGGTCGTCACAAGGGGGCAAGTGTAAGTGCCGGAGAAGGTCACCATATACGAGTAGCCGGGCAGAGCGTCATAGGCGGCGTTCGCGGACACTGCGATTACCGTCGCACCAGCGCCGGGCGTCGTAATGGTAGGGTTGTAGTATCCCGCCCAAGAGGACTGAGACAACTTCTCCCACAGACCGGATGTGTCGTCGGCGGGGTCATTGCCACCCTTCACGCCGGTCTGGGCGGGGCCGCCCGGCACCAAGGGCGCACCACCCACCATCAGATACGCGCCGCTATTTACCGACGAAAGCACTACATCGTTGAGGTAATACTGGCTGGCCACGTCCCAGTAGGGGGAGTTCGTCAGCGGGTCCTTGTTCGCATTCAGACCGAGAGGCAGAACGGCAAGACGGGAAACGGGGTTCTGAAGACTTTCCAACGACATCTTGTTTTATACTATAGATATACATTTTTTGACCGGAACAAAACCTATTATTTGTGTGAAACACGAAATGTAGGTTGTGTATATTTACATCAAACGACCCGCCAGTCCGCCACGGCGACCGGGAGCCGCCGCCGGAGCCGCGTGGCTGCGACCGCCCTCCATTCCTTCTTTCTTCGAGGCGTGGCTGCCCGACTTCACCATCCCCATACGGTTCGCCAGAGCAAGCACCTTGCCGCCAATCATACGGGCCAGACCCTCGCGAGTGCCAGCGGGGGACAGAGGCGCTGCGATGATGTCTTGCTCGGACAGAACACCCTTGATGATGCGGGAAGAGCCGCGGATGGACTCGAAGAAGCCGCTGTTCGCCGTAATCACGTAGATCTGGGGCTGAACGGGGAAAGGGAAGGTGTTGCGGGCGCGGAGGTTGAACTGGAGGGTGAAGTTACCCACCAGCGACGGCGCTTGGCCCGACTGGAGTGTGAGGTCCATTGACGGCTTCAGCACGAGGAAGCCGCCCACCGTAGGCACGCGGCCGCCCACGGCACCAGCCGGGGCGCGACCAAAGCCGGACCACGTGTTCCAGTCCATCTCCAGACCGTTCTTCACGGACATATGGTATAACTGCTCGGCCGTGTGGGAGGACAGCAGACCGGAGAAGTTGTCGAAGTTGATGGAAAGGGGCTGGGTTGTGCGGGCGCCATTCACTGAGCATTCCAGAGGGAGGTAGGCAGCGCCGAACTGGGGCAGAGAAGGGTCAAGGGCGCGGTTCTGTGCCGTAGTCGCCGAGTCCGCCAACGCCTTAACGTAGATGATGAGAAGGTCGGGAATCTGGGGCAGTGTGATTGTCTGGGACTGTAACTGCTGGACATCCCCACCGTTGGGGTCACCCGCCGCCGCCATCACGGTATTCTGCTGCTGCGTGATATAGCGGGGAAACTCCATATAGGGAACAACCGACTTGGGAGGAAGCGGGATGTCGAGGGAGGGCGTGAGAAACTGGCAATTCACCACGGAGTCGCGGAAAGTGCCGCCCGGAACAAAGGTGTTGTAAGACACGGGCGCGGTGTATTGGGTCTCGACATCGCCGCCACCGTAGTAGAGTTTCTGAGAAGAGCCGACCTCCTTGTTGCGCAGACGCAGCGCACGGTTGGGGTCGCGCATATTCATCACTAACTGGATGTTGTTGATGCCGAAGAGGCCCGTGTCGCTGGAATGCTCCTCGGAGAAGATGAAGGGGGACAGAACCAGTTTCTCGGATGTGCGCCACTTGAGAAACACGGAGTAGAGGCCATTTACCGTGGTGTCTTGCTGCTCCGTAGAGACGGGGACGCCATCTACGGTATTTACTACGAGGCCGTTGGCAAGGGTGTAGGCTCCCGCCACCGTGCCTACAAGGGGCGTCCCCGCCGGGTCGGTGAAGACGATGTTCGCCCACGCGCCGTTAGGAGGCTCGGCGTAGTTGTGGGCCATATTGGTATAGCCGCTGATAGGGTCGTTCTGGGCGTTCAGAGCCGCCAAGTTCTCTTGGTATTTGTCCAACATTGTCGGGCAAGTGCGCTGGAGGCGGTTGTCCTTGTAGTCCGTCAGACGAAGAACCTCGGTCAGAACGTCTTGGGAGTTGATGGTTACTGTGGTGTCGTTGATGGTCGCCGTAATCGTGGCGCAGAGGGAGTTCAGCGGGAAGGCCGCCAGAGACCCATCCGTTCCCAGTTCCAGCAGAGGCTCGCCAATGGGATACTGGCCGCCGTTGGTGTCGTTAAGGCGAACATCCACGCGGAGAAATACCGTAGAGGCCCAGTCGATGTCGCGGCTCACATACACGTTCTCGGAGGGAACGTAGATGTTGTAGGTGTGCTGGGACTGGGTCTGGGAGATGGCTTGGAAGGGGGAGTTCGTCAGAGACAGTGCGCCCTTCTCCACAGCATACTTGGGGCGGGTCTGAACGATACGGTCATCAAAAACGGCCAACTTCTCAATGTCAGCGCTCATCGTGGTTTATACTAAGACGGCCGAAAATATTTAAGAACGATAATCGAGTTTGCGGAACATCATTTTTATAGAGACATCGGAGGTGTTGAACATAGTGAGGGGAATCAGTTCGCCGGTGAGTCTGTATTTCCAGAAAACTTGGATGTCTATGTTGCGGATTTCTTCGTGGGAGGCACTCATAGAAACCATTTTGTATTCGGCGGTAGGCTCGTAGAGGGTAAAGTCGCGCCACCCCTCGGCCTTCTCCACGGCTTGATCCACCACAAAATCGCAAATAATAGGCTCGAACGCCGAAGGGCTGCCAACAGACCCGCCCACATTTCCAGACCCAATGGCAATGGGGGCTGCCGTATATTCTTTTCTGAGGGGCATCATCGCGGAGGTGAAAACAAGGGCCGCGCAAGGGGACCAGAGGGAGCCGGTAGAGGGATAGTCTTGCGTCGCGGTCCAGTAGAGATTCTGGCGGACCGTGGGAATGAGGAAATAGGGGTTGTAAGCCGGAGGGGGGACGGCATTGAGGCCTTGGAGAAGAGGGTTGTTGTTGAGAATATTCGTATATTGCTGGTTTGTGAAGAGTATCTCGTTCGTGTAGTTGTAGGGAGGGATATTCGCGCCAACACCGCCTATCTTTATCGGAGCCGGGGTGAGGGGAAACTGAATAGAGTCCGAGCCAATGGCCCCAAGGTAGGTGTTATTGAAGTTGGAAAGCAGTCCGAAGAGGTTTCCATTGAAGAAGAGGCGGAGGTAGGCCTCAGTGCCGGGAGCGGCTGGGTCGCCCGGATTATACACGGGCGGCGTGAAGGCCGGTATGGGGATATTTGTGCCTACCGGGTTGGGGCCATAGAAGTTGGGGACCGCGGACAACTGCCCAGCCACGTTGAAGGCACGGGTGTCTCCGTAGATTGAGAAAAGGCGGGTCTCCTCGTTATACTTAATAAAGGGCGCGTCGTGGGCCAGTAGCCAGTCATCAAATGTCGGATAGGGAAAGGCGGTGGCGATTGTGAGGTCATCGTCCCACTGTGTCTTGAAAGCAGTCCAAACGTCGCGCATAGCCGACAAGAGGGCGTTATTGACTAAATCGGCAAAGTGCTTGTAGGTATAAATCCAGTAGTAGCGGCTGCCGAGGTCTTGCTTCTTGATACCCGTCACTGGCACTTGGGGAGGGGGCGCGACTTGTATATTTTGCGTCTCGGAGATATACCGAATCGGGTTCGATATGGGTGTGACGGTGAATATCTTGAACAAAGCCACGCCATTTGTATCGGTATAGTTCCACATACGCTGGTAAGCGATGGTGACGTTGTAGATAGTCAGATTAGGATCGTTCTGAACCGGATACTCAAGGCTGTTTGTCTGAATAAGCGGTATGAATAGG